ACTGTATATTATTGAGATAATAATTAACTAATTAATTTAAATATATTAAAAATATGTCAAAGAACCCCCCTCATAGGCCTAGAAAGGTGATTAAAGAAGTGTGGCAGGGAGAAAAGAAAGAAGAGTATAGAAAGGAAATGATTAAATTAGCTAAAAATGGGGCACATGTTGAAGAATTATTAAAAGTTTTGCCAATAACAAGGGATTCTTATTATAATTTAATAAATAAAGAGAAAGAAAACCCCGAAGTTTTAAGCGAAGAAGAGCTTGACTTATGCAACACAATAAAAGAATGCTACCTTTTGCGAAAAAGCTGGTGGACAGAAAACCTTAGAGAATCAGCTTTTAGTGATAAAAAATGTAATCCAGCATTGGCAATATTTTATATGAAAAGTGCTTTTAAAGATGATTTTAAAGAAGAAGACAAAACGGTTGAGAAACAAGTAATTATTAAAGACGGAGCAAAAGAAGGATTTGGTTTAGATGATGAATAATTAATCTTGTTATGGTTTCACTTCCTTACAAATTCAAAGCAGAAGACTATCAAAAACCACTTGCAAAAGCAATCTTACAAGAAAACTACAAAAGATATATCTATTGTTGGCATAGAAGAGCAGGGAAAGACTTGTTTGGCTTGAATATGATGATATATAAAGCTATTTATAAAAGAATAGGCGTTTAT